GAGACATAGATCAAGACGATTTAAGAGGTAGAAGCGGTTTGGCTTTCTGTATGGATAGACTACAGGGTATTGAAGGGATTGCTGTTTCCAAATTAGGATATGAAGACATACAAAGAAACGGAATAATTGGTAGATTTCTTAAAGCATTGGAGGATTAAATGCCACTATATGATTACGAGTGCCAGCACTGTAATAATCTTCTAGAAGATGTATTTCAAAACGTTAAGGACGAGCCACTCAAAAAGTGTGATAGTTGCGGCGAAGAAAAACTAGAAAGAATTATTACTGGAGGGATTGCCGGATTTGTTTCTGGTAGCAATACTATCGGTAGTTTGGCAGATAAAAACGCTAGAGTTCATAAGAACATGATTAATGAAAATATGCATCGCAAAAAAGAGTCAGAGCCTAAAGAAGACAAGCCGTGGTATCACGAACACACCACAGCGACTAATAAAGAAGTAAGCAAGATGTCAAAAGAACAAAAAGCTAGATACATTATGGAGGGTAAAAAGTAATGTCATTAGACTCAATTAAAAAAGACACTAAGCCTAAGACTGTGTATGAGTTAGGGTTTGATAAGAGCGGATCAACGGTGGAACAGAAAACAAATAAGGATTGCTACGGTAAGATAGTCTATGTAGATGGTGTAGAGTATTCTCACCATATCAAGGTTTTGGAAAGCAACGTATATGACCCGCTGGGAGCATACTCTAACAGAAGAAGATATCTTCAGGCATCATTCAAAAAAGTATCTCCAAAGACCTTTAACTATTACATGATGTATCTCAAAACAAACAATTCAATTTACTTAACTCGCGCCCAAAGAGGATTTATAAACAATGACTAAAACAGGACCACTCAGTAAAGCTGAACAATTTTATATTGAACACAAATTTCCAGAAGGTGTAACAGTTGACGATCTTGCTAAAGAATTAGATAGGACAAAGAAATCTATTCAAACATTCGTGGACAAGAATGATATTAAAACTTCTCTTGATTCCAGAAAAGAAACTTTGTTGTCACAGCAGTTTGCAAGACAGCGTGGGTCTACAGTGATGACACCTAACGCCTCTATCATGGCAGACGATATGAGGCCAGCATTTAATCAGAACAAGTCTGCAAGAAAAAGATGCATAACGAAGATTAAAGATGAATAATACAGAATTTTTGAAAAAATACAGAAAGAACAAGCAAGCTGTTTGGATTAAAGTAGCTCTAACTAACGGTAAAGAATTTTATTTTAGTGGCTATAAACCAAACTGGCAAGCTCTAAAAAAGGTTTGTGAAACAACAAGCTCTTTTATCAAAGAATTTGAGTTGCAATTTCGCTCAAATGTTGTTAGTATAGATATCCCAAAAGATGTTGACGCAGTTTATTTGATAAGGTCTGTGCTAGGGCAGATGGGCGGCGAATCTAAACAATACTATACAGTTGGAATGATTAAAGGTGAAACTGTCAATAAAGATATGTATCTAGTGCCGGAACTTATTAAAGAAAAAAGCTACAAGGACAATATTGAATCTTGCTTTGAAGAAGGTATAATTTATGATGACAGAAAAGAAAAGAAAGAGAACGGATAAAAGCAAATATAAACATGAAAGCACAGGCGATTACTGTACCTGCGCTGCTTATGTTGCTGAAATCATGTGTAAGAAAAACGCAGAGAACAAAAACCAAGGCTCTTTGCCATACAAGTTCTGGAATAAAAAACCTTGGGATTGGACTTTCCGAAAACAACTCTGTGCCGCAAATAAAATGATAAAAAAATACTCCGAAGAAGCTCTAGTGAAAGCGATTCACTCAGATGACTTTCGTGGAATTTTTTCTTTGAATCACCCAAAAGCGGCTGGGATAATTCGCAAGTATCAGCTAGTATTAGATACACAGACCGACGATATTCAAACAATCGAGGTCAAAGAGAACCCGACGCATCAGAAGAAGCGTTTCGGCAAGAAAAGCAACCTACTAAACAAATTGAGGAATATTGAGAATGGCGAAGAAGAAAGCTAGAGTAACCGAATTTGAAGATGACGCAATCAGTAATCAGATTATTAAAAAGTATGGAGCAATAGTTGAGTCTGGTAATCAAGTTCTAGCCACTCTTGAAAACTTTAAGACGATTGGAATTTCTCCAGCCCTTGACATTGCTCTTGGAGGTGGCTTGCGAGAAGGTCAGTGCGTTGCTATGACTGGTGACCCAAAGACCGGAAAGACAACCACAGCGCTGTATTTCGCGGCTAAAGCTCAAGCTGCTGGTAAAAATGTTATCTACTTTAATACTGAGGGCCGACTGACAAAAGAAAATTTTCGAGGCATTAAAGGATTAAACGTAGAAAAGATTAAGATCGTTCAAGCTACCGACGAGCAACCAATCGTTTCGGCAGAAACGTATCTCAATGCTATTGAAACCTACATCAAGAATACACCAGACCTAGTTGCTATCATTGACTCTGCATCTAATATGGTTCCTCAAGATGAGCTTGACGGAGAGATTAGGTCGGGTGTTCGCAATTTGCTTCCGAGGCTTCTCTCTATGTTCTTTAAAAGAATCAGTGGTGACGTTTCTCGCATGAAGGCAATCTGTATCTTTATTACGCACAATATCGCCAACACTAGCGGTAGCAGATATGCACCCGCAAAGATGGCAGACTGCGGTAATATGCTTCAATTTCAGGTCGGTACTAATATGATTATCACTCATCGTGGTAAGTGGGAAGTACCCAAAGAGTCTGGCAATCATGTCGGACAAGTAGCTAATTGGGTTATAAAAACATCTGCTGCTGGAGGTAGACCAAATTCTACAGCAGAGAGCTGGATTAAGTATGGTATAGGTATTGATGAGTCACAAGAAATTGCTCAAATCGCAAGCGAGTTCGCTATGATTAGTCGTAGTGGAGCTTGGTATACGATTACCTGCGCCTTAGAGAATAAAGATGACCCAGTAATTAAAAATTGGCTAACGCAAAATGGCATAGATGCCGATAATAATGAAGCAGTCGAAAAGGCTTTCAAGTTTCAAGGTATGGATAAAGTCACTACCTTTTTAGAAGAAAACGAAGAGATTACGCAATTTATCTACGAACAGATCAGAGAAGTTTTTCTATGAAAATTACTGGATTAAATGGTAGAGAGTATCATTTAGATCTAAAAAAATACTCAAAACAAAGAGCAAAATGCTCTTTCTACCATAAAGTTTGTAGAGAATTGCTTCGTGATGTGTTTGCTGGCTATCACGTTTATGAAGAGGTAAAATTGCCGGGAACGGTAAATCCTTCAAAAAAATCTGCCCTATACCTTGACTTTCTCATTCCAAATGCTATAATAGCTGTAGAGGTTCATGGGCAGCAACACTTTGAGTATGTGCCGTATTTTCATAAGACAAAAGCGGGATTTCTACAAGCAAAAGCTAGAGATCGTGCTAAAGCAGAATGGTGTGAATTAAATGGACTTACACTCGTTGAACTTAGATGGGATGAATCTGTCGGGTATTGGAGAGATAAAATTGAACGCAGCAGATAGATTAAAGATTTTTTTAGACGGTATTGAAAGATACATCAACGGTCATAACTTAAACCCATCACCTTTTAATCCTGAGTTTGCCATAGCTGAGACTTTTTCTTTAGAGCAGCTTGGTAGGCTAACACAGGACGAATGTTTTAATTATGGCTTGCAGCTTTATCAGTATGCAGATCATGTAGCGAGAGAAAAAGCTCAATGCGAGACTGTACTTATATGGTGTGAACACAATCTTCAATCGGTCATTGCTAGTGAAATCAACTCTGGCGAGTGGGGGACATATGCAAAACATGAGACTAAGGTTGCAACCATCATAAAAGAAAACACATTTGCAAATAAAATTAACGAATGGAAAATGGCTGCTCAATGTAGAATAGAAAACTTAAAAAGCAGAGAGTATAACATCCGTCGCAAAGCAGAGATATTATTTGAGAAAGGAAAGAGAAAATGAGTGACGATCTTGTAAAAACATTATTAGAGTCGTTAACGGATGAACAAAAGGCTCAATTGGTACAAGGCT